AGTGTTTTTGTTTGGTCTTTAGATTCTATTCTTAATTTTGCTATTTCTTTTCGTCTAATAGATTGAGCTAATGTTAATCCTAATTCCTCATCTCTTAATTTTTGCGTTGCTAATTCTAACTCTTTAGCTAAACGTATCTCACGCTCCATCTCATCCCCCATTCCTTTAAATTCATCTGTAATACCTGATACAGTTTCGCTAAATGGCTTACTAAATACATTAGATAGTATTTCACCGACTGCAATAACCCTATCAACTATAACATCAATAGCAGCACCAAACTGTTTAAAAGCAACAGATAATAAATCCATTCCTTTTTGTGATTTAGTAAAGAAAGTTACCAATGCACCAAAAGCTAATACTAATAAACCTACACCAGTTGCAGCAATAGCAACCTTTAACGATCTCATAGCAATAATACCCTTTTTAACACCACCAACAGCCGATTTAAACCCGCTAATTAAACCACCTGTCATTTTATCAAGTGAATTAGTTAAAGAGCCTGTTGTTTCTTGTAGTGCTTCCGTTGATTCATCTACTTCGTTTATAGATTTATTAACATCTTCAATACCATCTACTGCTTTTGTAGAATCAACCTTTAGTACTATCGTTTTTTCAACTGCCATTTTATGCGTCTTTTAGCGTTTTTATACATTTCTTTTAAGCTCTCAGGTGCTTTATTCCTACCTTTTGCTATCTCTATAATCTCACTTTTACCGTAAAACTCATCTATATTTAATAATTTTAAGAATATCATAGTATTTCGTATTTGTTTATCAATTCTATCTTACTTTTTCCTAATTCTAAATCAATATCAATATTATTAATGTTATATTGTTTGCCACTTACTACAAAAACATCGTTTAATTTATAATTTAATATTATTGATAATGGTAAATAAGCCGTTAATTTGTATATTCTTGTTTTAATATTGAATAAATTACTAATATAATTGATATGAAAATTATTAAATAAACTTTCTGTATTTGTTGATCCTGTCCATTCGTCTAATTCTGCATTAAAATTAATAGTTTGCGTTTCATCTTCTTTTACATTATTCGCACTATTATAAGTGCTTATAGTACCTTTATCAATAAAACCTAACTCATCTGCTGAACTATCTCTATTGTCATTGTAAAATACTAAAGGGTTTGTTAATGTTGGGTCTTGTTTATCGTCTGCTAACCAGCCATACATTATATCCGTCTGAGTTTCAGTATTAACATCTATTAACCTTTCATAAAGCATCTTACCAAATTTTAAATCTACATTGTAAGATCCGCCATCAAACTTTTCACCACCATTATAATCTAAATTACCAAACTCATCGTTAAACCTTTCATTTCTAGTTATAATAGCAAATGTCTTAGGCTCTGCAAATTTATACTCTATTTGACTGAATAATAAAGCCTTTGATATAGTTGATTCTTTTACATCTACATACTTCGTTATGTCGTGTGTATTACCATCGCTATAATAGTCATCTAAAGTCTTTGTTACTATAACACCGTCATCAACATAAGCAGTTAAGTTAAACATTTGCCAAATAGAAGTAATAAAATCAATTACTTTCATTTTAGGTATCTGTTGGCTAATTATAATTTCAGATATAATTGTTTGAGATGCTGGAGATGTAACATAGTTTCCTGTTGTAGTTGTTAATGTTAGCTCATCTTGTATCTTATAAATAGATTTTAAAGATGGTGTAAAGGTTGTAAAATTACTAGGGTCTGTCGTACTTACAATAAATTCAACCTCATACGTTATAAGCGTATTAACAGGTGTTGAAATCATATTAAAAGCTACTGTTTGAGTACCATTTAACCCACTAACAACACTTAATATATCACCTGTTATCTTATCCTTAACAGTTACATCATAATCGCCAGTATCAACAGTTGTTACTGTAAATTCTAACTCCCAAGTAGTATTATAATTTAAACTTTGCCACTCAGCAACTAAAGGGTTTGTTATGTTGTTATCTCCACTTGAATAAACCCAATCATTTAATGTTATTAACTTACTTAACTCATCAACCCCCGCATAAATACCCCCTTTTTCACGTTGTAATAATAAATATAATTCTGTGAAGTCATCAGTACTAAAAAAATCACTACTAAAAACTAACTCAGGATATTTAGCAGTAATAGCTGTTATAATATGCTTTAATTTAATAGCTGGTGTTAATTGGGTGTATTCTATTCCATAAGCGTTTGATGACGTTATATCGTTTGTATAAAGGTTTGTAGTGTTATCTAAAGCAGTACCAACACCGCTACTATCATAAATATATCTATACGTATTAGATGTTAAAGGATAAACAACATCCCTTAAAACGCTTGTAGCACCGCCAATAGTCAACCCTGTTTTTAAACCATTGTAAACAGTGTTTATATCATAACTATGATCGTAATCTGATAAATCTAAATCACTTATATCATCATCTTTTAATATATCCGTTAAATTAACAGTTTCACCAAAAAACACAACCTTATAAGAATATGCTACATTATCTTTTAGACTAACACTATTTAGTCTTAATTTTCCTTTTCTCCAATCAGTACCATTTAATTTGATAAGTGCATCAACCTTAAACCTAGCATCAAAACCGTTTACTATATCATAATTATAGTAGTGTTTAAATATCTTATTATTATTTCTTGACGCTGGTAAATTAAACTGTTTACTGAAAGTTGTAAATACTTTTTTAACATCTCTAACGTTTTGAATAGTATCATTAATAGATATTGTTTCGTCTTTAAACAATTCAACCTTTTCACCTTGTATGTATAGTTGTACTTCTTGCATTATCTAACGCTGTTTATTTTATCAAAAGCAAAATCACACTCAATAGAGTAATTAATTAATTTATCGTTCAACTTCTGTTTAAATTGCATTCCATTATTAGTAACTTTAACAGGAAGTGTTTGTAAATCGTATTCAATCCAAACTTTCTCAGATAACATTAATTGTCTAAACACCTCGTTATATTGTTCATCTACAAAACCACTATTTAAACTTATCTTTTCTTGCCCTTGTTTAGTTAGTGTCTTATTTTGATGTTCACTAATTGAGTATGTGTCACTTGTTAATATATTACCTTTGTATCCTTGTTCTTTTGTTGTTATAGATACATCTGAACGTTTGAAAAACCATAAGTCTTGTAATACACCGAACTTATTAACAAATGTTATTTTGTATGGTGTAAATTTACACTCCTCAAGACTAACAACATCTACAATAGTTGTTACTGTATTACTACCACTAATTATAATTTTATCAACAGGATACAGTATATTGTTTCTGAAAAAAGCTTCAATACATTCGTTGGTTTCAAATATACCACCATCAGCTAACACTCGCTCCTCAAAACCATCTATTCCATCACCAGCATTACTAATATATTTAATGCGACCACTCAAACCACTTGATGGTGAAGTAGTACCGTTATAAATTTCTTCATTATTATAAAAAAATGTAATATTCTTTGATGCATTACCCTCAATAGGTATTCTTATGGGTGAATCATCAGGCTTATACATTAAAGTATTAGATTGTAGTAACTCACTATCATTCTGAGGGTTTGCACCATCATTAAAATAACCGTAACCATCCCAACCTAATAACTCAACAAAAAACTCAGGTATTTGTACTACATCATTTATACTTTCTGTTATCTGATAATCAACCCACACCATCTGAGCAGTATAACTACCATCAAAAGTAATGTCTAAATAATCTCTAACTAATTCTGCTATTTCAAATGTAACCTCTTCATTTAATGCTGTTGAACTTAAAGTGTATTTTAAATTACCCGACCTATCTACTCCTTGCGTACCAGTATAAATATACAATTCTAACTTAGCACTTGTTAAATTAGTTGTACTTACATTTATTAAAAATGGACTTCTAACGTTTATTCTCATTTGTTGCAAATTTTAAAAAGCTGTCAATATCTAAACCAAAAGCCTCAATTAAATCGTCTGGTAATTCTTTAAATTCTTTTTCAAACGGATCACTTAAAAAATTAGTCGCTGCAATCCCTTTTTCTTTTATTTTTCTGTTTATTAAAAATGCTAAACTTTTGATGTTGCTCTCTGTTTGTTTTACAAAAGACTTTGTTTTTAAATCTCTTACTCTGATAGGTTTGCTTTTTATCCATTTTAATAATTCTCTTTGTGGTATTCCTTTTCCCGCTTTTCTTCCTTTATCTACATATACACCGTAATCTTCTGTTACAATATTAAACTCAAAAGACCTCTGAGATTTAGATACTATTGTATTATACTTTATAGATTTTCTTAACTTACCACTATTATCTATTTTTCTACGTTTACCGTTTACTGTACGTGTAGCACCAACATTTATCTTGGCAAGTTTAGTTACCCTCTTACCAAAATCATCTAAAACCTTTTGTACTTTACTATCCATTATATCGTATCATCTGAATATTCCCAACCGTAAAAAGTATGTGAATTTTTACGACCATTTAACTTAATTCTTTTATCTTTCCAATCCTTATCTTTACCATCAACCCAAATTACATCAACACAATAAGTTTCTGAGTAAATTGGTGGTGTTGTTTCGTTTCCATCTTCGTCATACTCACCATTCTCAATAACAATGTGACCTAATTTAACAATATGGTTTTTATGTGTTGGATTACCATCTTCATCTATTCCCAAATTTTCTATAAACAAATCACATTCTGATTCATCTATAAATTCATATTTTTTAAACTTTTTCATAATTTATGTTATATAAGGTAAATCTATTTGTGCCTCTGCTATTGATTTATAAACTTTTATTGCTTTAGTTTTACCATAGAAGTTATC